CGACCTTGAGGGCCGTGTTGGTGTCACCGTCCGCGCTCACGGCTGCGAACTCGGCGTAGTAGAGGATGAGGACCTTGGAGCCTTCACCAGGCGTGGGCCCGAGGATCCAGCTGCCGCCCTGGCGCGTGTAGCGACGCGGGGGTAGACCGGGGATCTCCGAGTCCCGCACGACCTCGGTCAGCGAGGACTTCCTGAGCTGATATTCGAGGATGCCGTCGTTGTCGGTGTCCGACATGATGGCGATAAGCTCTAGGAGATCCGAGGGGATAGCGAGCTTCGTGAAGTCGGCGGGAATGGTGTAGAGGATCTGCTTTTCCATGAACGGGACACGAAGCTCCCGCTGGATCCGCATGATCGACTGGTTGATAAATAGGCTCACCAACGTGTCGGATTTCCCGACCACATTATTGTTGAGCATCAGCTTGAACTGAGCCTTCAGCTCACCGAGTGTCACGTTGGTGTGCTCCTTAGATTTTCTTGTTGGTCAGGATGAAGTCGTCCAGGGCGTAGCGCTGGAGCATCTTCAGCGTCTCGCGCACGGGCGCGGTCATGACGTCGAAGCCGTAGCGGCGGTACAGCTCGTCGACCACCTCAACAGGAATGGATGCGACGTGGTAGAAATCACCAGCCTTTTGGTTCGCGCTGTCGACCTTCTGCTTGCGTATCTCGCTAAGCCAGTCGTCAGGGATGTGCTGCTCGCGCTTGATGATCAGTTCGTTCGTGGTGCGGTCTTCGTCGAAGGACACCAGAGTGTCGAGCACTTTCGGCTCTTCGTGGAAAGTTTCAGCAGACATAATTCTCAATGAAAAAAAGGGGCCCCACTACCCCATACGGTGATAATGGAGTAGGGGCCCCACTACCCCATACGGTGATAATGGAGCCCCAATTCAATTAGAAGCCCGAAGCGGCTTCGATGATCGCGGCCGACGCGAAGAAGTTCTTGTGCTTGAGCGAGAACTCGCCCAGCAGCATGGCCTTCGAACTGTCGCCGGTCTTCGCCAGCTCCTTGCGCTCCCAGGGGCGCAGGGTGACGTTCGTCCACATGTCGGGATCGTAGATCAGCGTGTTCTTGGCCTTGAGCCAACGGTTGATCTCGACCTTCTGCTCACCGAACGGCGAGACGTACAGGTTGACGACGTTGACGATCTTCTTGCTGTCCGAACCGGTGATGGTGCGGTAACGGCCAGCCGCCGCAGCGAAGCCCGCGAGGACCACGGAGTTCGACGGGGTCACCATGACGCGGGTCGGCTCAGCGCCGGCCACGTATGCGCTCTGCAGCGCGGTGACGAGGAAGGCTTCCGTCAGCGGGTTCGCACCAGCGCCCGTGTAGGTCACGGTCGAGGGGTCGAGCTGCTTCTGGAACGACGCGAAGGTAGAGGCGGTCGAGCTGGAGCCCGCCGACTTGTCCTGGGCGTTGCCGATCAGAGCGATCTCGCGGTCGCGCTTGATCGCGGCCGAGGACTTCGCCATCTGGTAGGCCATCTCGCGCTTCCGGCCGTAGGTCGACACGACGTCGGCGCGGTCGGAGACCTGCACGGCTTCGGTGAAGATCTGCGTCTGGTTGTTGCGCATCACGGTCGGCGTGACGGTGATGAACGAGGCGTCTGCGCCTTCAACCGCGGCGTTGGTCGCCGGGGCGCGCAGGCTGTCTTCCTGCCACTGGAACAGCGGCTGGGTAACCTTCTCGTTGCCGATGCCGTTCTGGAAAGGAGTCTTACGGGGGCTGAGGTTGGTGATCACCGAAGAGACCTGCTCCTTGATGCCAACCATCTGGTACGTCTGGAAAGTAGCCATAGTTCTGAAATGTCTTCTTAAAAAGAGGGTGGTTTAGTCGTCGCCACTAAACATGGCTTCGAATGCGTTGATCGCGTCGTCCTGCGAGCCGGACTTGATGGCCTTCGATGAGGCTTGCTTCACAGTCACGGTCTTCGCGCTCTGGCGCGCGGCGGGTGCGGATGCAGAGTTCTTCACGATCTTCGTCGGGGTCTTGTTGACCTTCTGGGTCACGACCTTCGTCGAGCCACGCTTGAACTGCATGGCCATGTGGAGGATCTTGAAGGCGCCAGGATCGGTGAGGTTGTTCACCATCTCCTTGTCGAGGCCCTGCTCGGTAGCGAAGCTGCGGATGTCGTTGTACAGCGCTTCGTTCCAGCCCTTGATGTGGTGCGGGCTGTCGGCGGTGTTGATCGCCTTGAGGCAATCACGGGCCGCGGTCTGGCGTGCCGCCAACTGATTGGCAGACACCTTCTGCATGAAGCCGTCGAGTTCGTTCTTCAGGAACGTCTCGTCCTCGTACGCCTTCTGAGCTTCGGCCTGGAGGGCCTGGAGCTGGTCGGCGGGGACGTTCGGGTCCTTCAGCAACTGCGTCCACGGCAGCTCGCGATACTGGTTCGCGCGCTCGGTCGACCGCTTCAGCATGATGTCGTAGGCAGCGATGTTCTTCGCTTGATCTGCCTCGACGGCCTTGCGGACTTCGGCGACCTCTTGGGACTTGCGGGTAAGAGAGGCCTCTTGACCGGCGAGGCGCTTCAGGGAGCCAAGGGTGAACTCTTGTTCGGCACCGTCAACGGTGATCTTGAACTTGTGGTCATCCTTGATTTCGATGGTCGACTGGTCGTCGCCTTCGTCCTCTTTGCCTTCGTCCGTGTCTTCCTGCTCGCCGTCTTCGTCCGTCTCGTCCTCTGGAGTCTCCTCGGAGGCTTCCTCGTCGTCGGCGTCGGGCTGGTTGTTCTCTTCGTCTTTGACCTTGTCCGATGGCTGCTTTTCGTCAGCGTCGTCACCCTCTTCAGGGTCGGTCATGAACGCGTCGAGGATGTTTTCGTCACCGTCGATTGCGTTCGGGTATTCATTCAGGTTAGCAGCGTCCGTCTGGATGGCTGGCATGGTCAGTTCGGGTATCCGTCATAGATGTCGTGCACGCTCGGATCATCAATCGGATCTGGAGCGGAGACATGAGGGGTGTTGTCTTGGTGTTGCGGGAGCTTGTCGAAGGCCTCGGCGAAATGCGCCATGAGCCCGAGAAACTCGTCGAAGCCTTGCGACGTCGCGTAGAGATATTCGCGCCGCTTGGTCTCGTGTGGTTGCGTCTTGAGGATGTCGGCAGCGCATTGCTGTCGGAACATGGCCACAAGAGCCTGGAAGTTCTCGACACCCAGCAGCTCCTTTGAGAAGCCGCCGAGTGCGAGGATCGTGTCGTCGTTCACTTGTTGTGCAGATACGTCATCATCTTGGAGATGAGGTCGGGCCCGCGGACGCTTGAGGCGCCGCTCGGGTCGATCAGTTCTCCGGTTGAGGGATCACGCATCGACAACGCGTTGCGCATGAAGAAGCTTGTGTCAGGCTGGGCCTGCGGGGCCTCTGCGGGACGCGCCTGGGGCATGGGCACCGGGGCGGCCTCTGGGGCCGTGGGTGCCGGGACAGGTGCGGCCTGGGGGGCCTGGGGTGCAGCTGGGGCAGCTCCGGGAAACATCTTGGTCATGTCGCCGGTCGCCCACCAGGGCAACTGCGGGTTCGGCACGGCCGGCTGGAGTGCAGCCTGCTTGTCCGCTTGCGCCTTGAACCCACGCCACTCGGGCGCGAGTTCGGAAGGAGCCTGGGCGGCGCCGGGGACCGCCATGGACATCGGCGCGGCGCCCGCATTGCTCATGAGCGAGGATGCGGTGCGCGCCAGTGTCGGCATGGCACGAATGGCGCCGCCCGCGGCAAGCCCTGGGGCCCCCATGACCATAGAACTGGCCATGAGGGGACCTGGGGTGTGCTCGTGGACGGTCTCACGGACGCGTCGGATCATGTCCCCTAGCGAGGACATGTGGCTCAGAAAGCTGTCAGGCTTTACGTCCCCGAACGTGCCGAGATCGAGCGGCTTGGAGTAGTCTGGATGGTAGGGCATTTACGCTCCTGAGGCGGGTTGCGCCGCCTTTGCAGCAGCGGTGCGGGCAGCGGTGCGCTCTTGCGCCGCGATCTTCTCCCGCTCGACATCGAGCTGCTCCTCACCCAGTTGGATGCGGGCGGCAGTGTCGGTGTCCTGGCGGTCGTTGGTGCGGTCCATGTTGAGCGCGTCGAGGTGGATCTGAGCAGCGCTCTGCTCCAGCTTCGACTGCGTGGCAGCGTAGAGACGATTGTCTGCGGCCTGCTTGACGTTGACAGATGCCATAGAGGCGTCGACTGCCTTCTCCTTGATGTCCAGCTCGCGAACCTTGAGCGGGTCAGGACCCGGAGGCTGCGCGTTGGGATCGAGGTAAGCGGCGAACCGGTTGAAGCCCTTGAGCTTGCCGATGTCGTGCAGCATCTCGTAACGCTGCTTCTGTCCGAACATGCCACCGAGACCGGGATCGCCGGCCATTTCCTTGTAGCCCATAGCCAGCTCGTTGGCGGCCATGTCCTTCTCGCCGTAGCCCAGGTGCTGGGAGACGGTGCAGGTCGTACGCTCGGTCCACGTCTCTGCGTCGATCTGCAGAGGAGCACCCGCGACTTGGATGACGCGTTTGTCTTTGTAGACGATGCCGAGGCGAACCACTTCAAGCATGAGGGGCACGAGGAAGTTGAAGGCGAAGTTACGCGCCATGATCTTCCCGCGCTGGCCCGAGGCCTTCATCATGTTGTCGACCAGACCCTTGGAGTTCTGGGTCGAGATGGCGTCCTTGTTCTGGCCCTGAGAGAGCGCAGAGATGCCAGTCGATTTCTCGTTCTTGGCGTCGAGGACGTTCATCGTCTGGAAGACGTACGGGTTCAGCGGGTTCTGCACGAACGGTGCGACGCTGTCCGGCCGGCGAACGTTCACGATGCCGCCGAGGCGGTTGTCGAGAAGCTCACGCGGGTTCATCAAGCCACCATTGACCACAGCGTAACGCGGGTTGGTGGTGATGGCCGTATGGTCGAGCACGCCACGGAAGAGGACCGTGTTGGCGTTCTGCGTGTGGATCACGCGGGCCGCGAAGTTGTGGCCGTAGAAGACGTGAGGCAAAGGAAGCGGCACGTAGGCCAGGAACGGGGCCTTGTCGACCTCCTGGGGCTCCTCAAGGATCTTGCCGCCTGCGTGGAGGATCTTGTAGAGGCGAGCGCCCTTAGAGCTGTCGATCTCCATACGCACGTAGCTCTCGTACAGGACGATGTATTCCTGCGAGCTGTCGATGGGATCGGTGTCTGCGTCGTTGCTGTGTGTCGGCGCGTTGCGCGCGAGGACTTCAGGGCTGAACTGCAGCTCCTTGGCCTCGTCGGCCGGCAGCGACATCACGATGGACTTCTTGATGCCCATCTCGATCAGCTCCGCACGCGTCTTGGGCGTACGGTGACCGCAGTACTTGGCGTCGAGGATGCAAGTGGCCAGGGGCTCGATCAGAAACTCTTCGGGAGCGATTGGATCGATGCAGGTCTTGCTGACATCCTTCTTGCGCGTAAGGGTGCCCGAGAAGCCTCCGGCGGCCGGATCGAGGTCGGCGTTGAACTCGTCGACGTCGTCCTGGGAGGCCAGAGCGTGTGCGTCCTCATACGAGATGGGACCGAACGTCTCTTCGGCGTAGTCGTATTTCTTTTCCCAGTACACCTTCGCGATGCCTGCACGGGCCGTGAGGCCGTCGTACATGACGCTGCTGAAGATGTTGAAGCCGGGGTTGGCGCGGAAGATGACGTAGGACGCATACTCGGTTGCGACCCGACACATCTCGGCATTCATGTCCTGATCAGGATCGAACTGCGCGATGTGGTCGCCGCCTGCGAACACCTCCAGCAGCTGAGAGCGCTGCATTTCTACGCTGTCGAAAACATCCGACGAGACGTAGGAGCTTGACCCCTCACTGGTGCGCTTGGGTAGATCGCCGTTGATGTAGCGGGTGACGCGTTCACGCTCTCGGGCGAGACGGCTGTCGAACCAGCTAACGCTGCTTGTCGATTTCGCGGAGACCTTGGCGTAGATCTCCTCGAACGTTAGAATAGCTGGCTTTTTCGCCATAGTCCTTAAATTGCGTCTGAGTAAAATTCGTCTGTGACTGCGACGGGCGTCCACACGCCTTCATGGGCGTAGTTCGCGATAGCCAGGGACATCACGCAGTCGTCGTGCATGTTGCCATCGGCTTCCATCTTGCCGGCCTCGGTGACGACGAACGTCATCATCTCCTTCAGCGTGGTCTCGTCGTTGATCTCGATTTCGCGTATGCGATCCGAGGCGCGGAGACCGTCGATGATGAGCGGCTTGGTGGCTTCGCTAGTGAAGAAGCCGAGCTTGATCGTGTCCTTGCCGGAATCGAGTGTACCTTCGGCGACGTCCGTGTAGAGATACGGATAGTCCGCATCGCGGATGGCGACGCAGGTCACGAGGCCGTGGTTGTTACGCTCGGGCGCGACGAGTGCGCTGTTGTAGTGGTAGCCCAGGGCGATGAGGATCTTGGCGAATACGTCGGGGTGAGCGATGCCGCGCCATACCGCGACCTGCCGCTTCTGGCTGTCGAGGATCTGCGCGACCGATGGGTCACCGTCTTTGCGACCGCCGCCCTTCTGCTGGCCCTTGATACCCATGCCCACGTCGGCGCCGATCACGTATGTCTCGGCGGGGTCGACCGGGTAGAACACTTTCAGCTCGCCCCTCGGATCTTCTCTGAGGATACGCAGCGGGAGTTCTCTGCCAGTCTTGTCGTCGTACACAGGCTCGACCGCCATCAGGGTGATGGGTTTCTTGCGGTCGGGATCGCGGAGGCGCTCGTGGATGTAGTCGAGGTTGAACACGGGGCGGCCCGTCGAGAGGAAGGCCTCCTCGGGACACGAGGGGTATTCCTGTTTGAACAGGTCGAGGCCGTTCGTCGCGATCTCCTGGCGGCGCCAGAAGAGCTGGTCGTTGTCGACGAGGCCCTTGTCGAAGTAGAGCTTGATCAGCTCCTCTTCCTCGGGGGTTCGCTTGAAATCAGCCGGAGCGGGAGTGCGATACTCTTGGCTCTCAAACCACGCGGAGAAGAACGGCCAATAGCCGCTGGAGCCGTCTTCGGCAGCGAGCCACATCTCGTGGAAGATGCCGGTCATGCCGTTCGCGGTGCTCTCCAAGAAGATTGCGGTACCGGGCTTCTTAGGCACGGCCTTGACGAGACCGTTGAAGTTCGCGCTGGCGTGAGCGGGTGGCCAGAACGCGACCTCGGAGAGGTGCGCCACGGTGAGCGTTTCACCCCGCGCAACAGCTCGGCCGCCTGCGGTAGCAACGCGGAGTGCGCTGTTGATCTTGTCGAACACCAGCTCGGTTCGTGAGCTGTACTTGGTGTGCGGCTGGACAATCTCAGGCACGCTTTCGTGGATGAGCTTGTACATGTCGAACAGCGTCTGCGTGCTGAGCCCTTCATGGGCCATCACGAGGCCCTTGGAGGCCTTGCGCTGTGATAGTCGGAAATACTGCCAAGCGGAGATGACGGTCGAGAGGCCCTGCTGCCGCGCCTTCAGCACGACCATCCGCACGTAGCCAACTGCGGCTTCCATGCGGATGATGTCGTGCGCAAAGCGCTTCTGCACTGGGTTCAGGACGAGGGGGACAATCTCTTGATCCTTCGACCTGATCTTCACACAGTGTTTGCAGTAGAACTCAAAGTCTTCGTAGAGCCGCTTGCGAGCCGCCTTCTGGCGCTCGGTCGCGTCCTCAACCATCGTTCAGAATGCTGTCGAGGAAGTCCTCGGCCTTGTTGAGCGTCAGCTTGGACTTGCTCTCGGGCTTCGACTTCGTGAAGTTCAGGACGGTGTTGATCGCCTGGATTTGGATCTTCCTGTCGACCGGGCCGACCGCGAGCACGAAGGCTTGCTTCAGCGCGGCCTTGGCCATGCCGGCTTCGGTCCCCGGAACGGTGACGTTCTCGACGCCGTCCTCGGTAACGACCTGCACGACCTCGTCGGTCGGGATCTCGCCTTTGTCTTCCATGATCTTGATAAACCTGTCGGCTAGTGCTTCCGCGCGCTCCCAGAGTGGCGCTACGGATTCACGCGTGTGCCCGGTGGGGACACCTGCGCGAGAGTGTTTGGTGGGGTTGGCCTTGTGCGAGGCCTTGAGAGCCTCCGCATGACGCGCGCGAAACTCCGGGTCTTCCCACTGCGCCTTCTTGAGGGCGCTGATGTCGGGACGCGGTTGGCGGCGCTTGTCTACTCGGCCAAAGAGGGGGACCTTCTTGTACTTCTTGGCCCCCCTCGCGGGCGTCTTTGTCACTTGAATGCGTCCAATGCTTTCATGAGGCCGGCATCGTTCACGTTGTCCTGCGCGTACTTCACCGCTCGGGTGATCTGCGCGGGATTGGTGCCGACACGCTGCAGCTCGCGCTGTAGCCAGTCGATGATGTGAGCTTCCTTCGGAAACTTGGCCTTGAGGCTCTGGGCGATACCCTGACGCTTCTGCTCGGACGCTTCGGCCCTGGCGATATACACGTCGTTGTCGGTGCCCTTGCGGGACGCCTCCAGGCGCGCATACTCCTGCGGGCTAATGCCCTTGGGATACAGATGCTCTTCAGAGAACGGCTCGTAGGAGACGTCGGCTTCCGCGGGCGCCTCAGGGGCGGCCTTCGGTGCCTTGACCTTCGCGGCAGCGGCTTTCACCTTGTCGGTGGCGGCCTTCGCTTCGATCTTGGCTTTCGCCAGCTCGACCTTCGCGGCTTCCTTCTGCTTGACCTGTTCGGCCTTGGCAGCGGCAGCTTCAGCCTTCACCTGGGCGCGCTGGGCCATAGCCTGCGCACGTTCGGTTGCGGTCTTCTCTTTCTCAGCCTTGCGCTCAGCGTCACGCTGGGCCCGCTTCTCTTCCTTGGCGGCGGCCTTCTCTTCGCGCGCGGCCTGGGCTTCAGCCTGGGCCTGCTCACGCTCGGCGACGTCGGCGCCCGTGTACTTGCGCAGGGCGTTGGCAGCGCTCACGAGCTGTGAGGCTCGCTTGCCGACCATCGGGTTCTGCGTGACGTCGAGCGGCGCGTCTTCCACCAGAGGAGACTGGAGGCCGGCGACGGCGCTGCGTGCCTGCTCCTTCTCGCGGATCTCCTGAACCTTGGCGTGACCGCCCATGAGGTTCTTCGCGGTCTTTGTGATCGAGGTCGGGAGGTTCAGCGGGTCGATCTGCGGTGCGGGCGGCGGTGCTGCGGGCTCCGCGGAGGGAGCTGCAGGAAGGCCAGCCTTGAGTGTCTGCTGCAGATTGTTCAGCGCTATCGGGCTGATGTTCGGGAGCTGCGTGACCTGCGGCGCCTTCCACGGGAGTGTACCGGGCGTCAGGGGGACCTGGGGAGCCTGGGGAGGCGCGGACTGCACGCCGGCTTGAGGCACCGACTGCTGCGGGAGCGGCTTCGGCCCCCACGGCCCTTGGGCACCACCACCAGGAGGCGGTGGAGCAGCAGGAGCGGCGGGCGTGCTCGGAGGAACACGGAGTTGAGCGTTGCGGTCGGCGAAGTGTTCAGCGAACGTCTTCGCGGGCGAGCGCATGCCCGTGAGGTTGTCGATAACGCGAGAGGCGCCATAGGTACCGAACGCTGCCGCTGCGAATTGCGGGCTGCTGGTGCCGAGCAGATGCACGCCAGCGCCTGTCGCCAGGGCGCCAGTGACGGACCTGAACGGGTTCAGCATGTAGCCGACGTTGCGGTCGAAGGCCCCTGAGATACCACCGGACCATTTGCCATTGCTGTGGCCGCCGCGCTCGCCTGCCATGTCGGCAACGTGCAACGTGCGGGCCAGCAGGGCCGTGTTCGCTCCGTCAGGAGCGCCAGAGACCTCGCGTTCGATCCGTGCGATCTCGTCGGGGTTGACCTTCTCGCCGCGCTGGAGGGCGCTGAGCGCGTTCTTGGCCTCCTGGGAGAGCGTGGTCTGCTTGTCGACGTTCGCGGCAGAGGCGCCCAGCTCGGACTTGAGGTCGGCCAGCACGCGCTGGTGCGCACTCTCGTCGACCTTGGCATTCCCGAGTTCACCGTTACCGGCAGTCTCAAGACGCGTCGCATAGTTCTTGGAGGCGGCTTCGTTATCGCCGACATACTTGCGGAGGGTGCCTGCGCGGATGAGGTCGCCCCCGAGCGGGAGGCCGCTGATTGCGCCTGACGTGACACCGCCTGTGATGGCTGCTCCGCCGACCCGCGAGGGATCAACGGTGAGGCCCTGATCGGTGCCTGCCGTGGTGCCTACCTGCGTGGCGAGGTCTGATGCAGCGCCGCCTGCGACGCCCGTACCAGCGGTGGTCAGGGCCTTCAGGACAGCATTGCCGGCTGCGGAGGCCCCTGCCCCGGTCACCTTGTTGAGGCCGGGGACGAGGCGTGCAGCGGGCACTGCGCCGGCCGCGGAAGCCGCGCCTGACGTCAGGTTGCCGATGACCTTGTCCTGAAGCGTCGGTTCGTCGTGGCCGTTGTTGGCCGC